AAGTTTGGAACCTATAACGGAGATGGAAGTGGTAGTGGTCAAACAATTACTACAGGATTTCAAGTAGATTGGATTTTAATTAGACCATCAGAAGTAGGAAGTGAGTGGGTTATGGTTGATAGTGTAAGAGGAGATGCTTTTGTTGATGCTTCTTCATCTGCAGCAGAAGTGAGTAATTATGATGCTTTCGACTTTATTTCAACTGGATTTAAAACAACAGGCACAGGATTTAATGAATCAGGAAGAAAGTTTATCTACTGGGCAATAAAAATAAATTAAAATGAATGGATTTGAACCAACATTATTAGGAATAGTTACTTACGTTATAACAATATCACAATTAAACGAAGCACTACAATCACTTCTAATAATAGCAACGTTGGTTTATACAGTAATTAAAATTATACAACTTTTAAACGATAAGAAATGGTAAGAATATTTGAATGGTTAGCACAGCAATTTAGAACATTTAACAATTGGTTTAAAACTAATTGGAACAACTTAATTAAAAAGTTATTATTTAAAACAGGACTATAAAATATATTAATCAAAAATTAATTATATTTGTAGTATAAAAATTTTAAGCTATGGCAAGTACAGTATATAACGGAACAAATTTAATTTTAAAGGTCATCGCAGATGGTGGTACTTTAGCAGCAATAGGTCACACGACTTCTTGTACAATTTCTCTAACAAACGATATGGCAGATGCTACAACAAAGGATTCTTCTGGATTCTCTGAAAGCATTGCAGGATTAATTTCAGGTGAAATATCTTTTGATGGTCTTGTAGATTATACAGATGCAAATGGTGCTACTGAATTAGCTGGGTTTTTATTAGGTCGTACCAAGGTAGATTTTAGCTACGGGACAGAAACAAGTGGAGATACAGTTTATACGGGCGAGGGATTCCTTACAGGGCTTGAGGTTTCTGGAGAAATGGAATCTGCCGTTAGTTATAGTGGTACGATACAAGTAACTGGAACTATCACAGCTACAGTCAATTCATAATAAATGAACAAAAAAAGAGGTTATTATACCCTTAATGTTGGGGGCAAAGAAAGAGTATTACACTTTTCAATGAACTTTTGGGCAAACTTTACAGAGATATTAGATATATCTTTGGAGGAGATTGCCACTGTATTTGAGAAAGGAGTTTCCCTAAAAGCAATTCGTACTCTTATATATTCTGGACTTTTGGCGTATGACCAAGAAAATGGTAATGATATTGACTACAATGAATATACTGTTGGAAGTTGGTTAGAGGATATTACGCCAGATGATTTAGAAAAAATTATATCTGCTATGATGGAATCAAAAATTCTTGGCAATGAACTAAATGTTGGTTTATCAAGAAAAGGAGATGACACAAAAAAAAAGTAGATAAACTTGCCTGGGAGGATTTAACAGATTTCTATATAGGACAAATTGGTATTATCCCTGATAATTTTTGGAGTAACACTTGGAAAGAAAATATACTTCTTTCTGAAGCGCACTCTATTAAAATAAATTTAGATTGGGAAAGAACCAGGTTTTTAGCTACTATGATACATAATGTTAATTGTAGTAAAAAACAACAAATGATTAAGCCAGAGAACTTATTCCCTTTACCTCAAGATAAAAGAATAGCAAGAGTTAAATCTTCAAAAGAACAATATCAAAAATTCCTTGATAAAGTCAACAATCTAAAAAAAGACGAGTAGGGTATTTTTTAGTATTTTTGTAGTATGGCAGAAAATCAAAAACTTCACGTCGATATAATTGGGGATTCTTCCAAATTAAATCAAGCCCTTGGTAGAGCAGAGGGTAGGTTAAAAAAGTTTAGTGGCTCTTTAAGTAAAACTGGTAGAGCATTAACAACAAGGCTTACTTTGCCTTTAGCGGCTGTTGGAACTATGGCTGTTAAACAGGCTGCAAACTTTGAAAAACTACAAACGACTTTAAATGTTTTAACTGGTTCTGCAGAAGAAGGTGCTAGAGCATTTGAAAGATTAGTTCAATTTAGTGCTAAAACACCATTTCAGTTAGCAGATTTAACTAAAGTAAATAATACTTTAATGGGATTTGGTTTAACTACAGATGAAGCATTTGATAGTTTATCTATGCTTGGTGATGTAGCTGGAATTGTTGGAGGTGACTTACAATCTATTGCAATAGCATTTGGTCAAGCAGCTGCAGAAGGGCGTGTAATGACTAGAGACTTACGTCAGTTCATTAATAATGGGGTGCCTATACTTCAAGTACTATCCGAAGAAATGGGAGTTGCTGAAGGGGCTATTATGGATATGGCTTCAGAAGGTAAAATAACTTTTGAATTACTTGATAGAGCTTTTAAAAATGCAACTGCTGAAGGTGGAAAATTTGAAGGCGGAATGGAAACATTAAGTGGAACTCTTAATGGGTTATTCTCGACTTTAAAAGATAACGTAAATATAGCTCTTGCTGAACTTGGACAAGCAATTGCAGATACTTTAAATTTAAAAGAAGGTATTCCAGCTTTAAGTGCAAAAATTAGGTCTGTTGTAGAAAATTTTAAGTCACTTACAGATGAATCAAAAAAATTAATAATTTCATTAGCTGGTGCTGCTGGTTTGGCGCCAGTATTAATAAGTTTACTTGCTATTGTTGCTTCAGTAATTACAGCGTTTACAACACTTGCTGGTGGTTATATAGCACTTGGAACTGCAATATATGCAGCGACAGAAGCTCTTGATTATTTCATAGAAAAATTAACTGGGTTAAAAGACTTCGGAATAATGAAGTATTTAGTTGGACCTCTTGGAATGGTAAGTTCAATATTAACACAAATAGGTAAACAAAAAATAGGAAATGTTTTTGGAGATTTATTTAAAACAGTAGAGCCTGATATTTTACCTCAAGGATTTATTGGACCTGCAACAAAAGAACAAACCGCTGCTGGTCTTGGTGGAGACCCATTATTAGCAAATATTAATAAAATTAATGAAGGGTTAGAAAAAATTACTAAAAACACAAGAGAACCAGCAGTTGCAATAAACCAATTATCTTCAATTACAACTACTGGATTTGTTAAAATGGAAGGAGCTATTTTAAAAGGAGGAGAAGTTTTAAAAGGATTTGGCACTGAATTAAAAAGATTTGTAACTATAGGTGAAGCATTTCTGCCATTAATTGGCGAACAATTGACTGCAGCTTTTGAAAATTTAGGTAACGGAGAAAATACAATAAAAAAATTAGAAACAGCTGTAAAAGGATTAGTGGTAAGATTAACTGCTGCAGCTGCTGCTGCTGCTATTCTTTCCTTTTTTTTAGGTGGACCTGGAGGCAAAGCTGGAACATTTCAAGGATTTGGAAATTTATTTAGAATGTTTGGAGGTCCAAATTTAGGCGCAATGGTTGGAGCTGGAAGTTCCGTAGTTACTAATTTGTCTCCTATGGCTCAAGGTGGTTTAGCCTTTGGTCAAACTCCTGTTATGGTTGGAGATTATAGTGGTGTAAGAAGTAATCCAGAGGTTATAGCGCCTTTAAATAAATTAAAATCATTGATAGATGGCGGAAACTCAAGAAATGTTTCAGGTGAATTTGTTTTAAGAGGACAAGATTTAGTTGTAGCTTTACAAAGAGCCGAAAGAAATAGAAATCGTTTTAAATAATGGCAACGTATAGAACTAAATTCAAATTAAACTTTTCTGACGTAAAGGGTAATCCAAGAAGTTTAGAAATTTTAAAAAGGGATTATTTTGGCTCTATAAATGACTTAATTGCTAGTGATGAACCTGTAAGTATTAAATGGGAAAATGACGATGATTTTTACAATCCAATAATTGGTTCTACCTGTCAATTAAATTTATTTGTAACAGACGCTACAAATTATGATGAATTTCAAAATTTTGATGAAAGAGAGTATAAGGTTAGAGTAAGTTCTGGAACTACAGACGATGGTGAGGAAACAGATTTAGAGTGGGAAAACGAAGAAAGTTTATTTAATGAAGCTAATAATATTTGGAGTTCAACTGGTGATGTTGATATATATTGGGAAGGATTTTTAGTTGCCGATACATATAGAGAACAATTAATATCAACACCTTATGTTTTACAATTAAGGGCAATTGATGGTTTAGGAACTTTAGATTCCTATGACGCGCCAGATGGTGCTATTGCTTTAGATGCAAATGGAAATCCACAAACAGGCACAAATTCTCAAATAAATTTTGATACAGCTTTTTCTTATGTACATAAAATATTAGCAAATCTTGATTTAAATTTTGATATATACATTCAAAATAAAA